TTACAGAATTTATGTTAGGGAAGGTCAGATTGAAGTACAAGTACAGGATTGGACCAAGGTTAATAGAACACCTAATGAATACTATTTTATATTTGATACTCGTGATAAAATTCCAAATGAATATTATGTAGATATTCAGGTAAAAAGCAGTGGTGAAATTAATACTTATAAAAGACAAATTAAATTTCAAATTGTAAGTTATAAGTAAAATAAAAGATATTTATAAAGAAAAACTGAAATGGCAAATAGATTTATGACAGGTACAACCTGTTCAGGTGGACAAGTTTTGACGTTCGTTGCTAGTGACAATGGAGTATCGGTAAATGACTTTTTCCAACTCGGAGATGGCAGATGTATTCAAATAACATCAACTGGTGCAACAACTGAAGGAGCGGTTACCGTAAATTTGGCAATAGAATTTGCTAGTTGTGCAGCTTGTTTAGCCCCATATAGTGCAAATACAGCTCAATCAATACCTATTTATTTGAATAGTAGTTTAAGTCAAGGTACTGCTACCGCATCCACATATAACCCACCAAATCCAGTGTGGTTAGATAACCAACACCACGCAGTAGTTCAATTAAATGCGGTTACTATAGGAGGTAATGGATTAAATTCTTAATACTATGAAAAAAATTAAATTGACCGAATCTGAATTGACAAATATTGTTAAAAGAGTTTTAGAGGAGCAGGGGTCCGATAGGTATATGTTTTTCTCAAATTTAGAACAGATGAGAAGACAGTGTGATATATTGTTAAGTAAAAATCGTGATGAAATTGATACTATTTTAGATAACGGTCACGATTGGGCTCAAGACCATATTGCCGAAGCAAAAAATAATATGGACCAAGTGTTTGATTTCTTGATGAATGAATTTGAAAATGAAGAAAGTTTAGATGACCAAACAGATGATGAGGAAATGGTAATGATGGAAGGTCGTAAAAAAACAGGTACAAAGCTTTGTGCTAGAGGATATGCCGCCGCCAAATCCAAGTTTAAAGTCTTTCCCTCTGCTTATTCGAGTGGTTATGGAGTACAAGTATGTAAAGGGAGAATGCCTGGATTAGATGGTAAAAAAAGATGTTCACCACCTTATTGTGGTTCAAAAAATAAGAAGTAATTCTTATTTTTTTTAATTTTTTTTGTTTACCCATATATTTATAAATATGGATACACAAAAAAAATGTAAAATTTGTAATGAAGTAAAATCCTCGGACGAATTTTATAAATCACAAAGAGGTTTAAGATGTAAGATATGCGTATTAGAATCAACAAGAGAATATAAAAAAAATCGAAGAAAAGATGCGGAGTTTAGAAAAATAGAAGGACAAAAACAAAAGGAAAGAAGAGTAAGACTTTGGAAAAATACCTTGATTCATGACTCCAAACACAGAGGTATTGAAAATACTTTGACTGTCGATGAAGTTAACGAACTTTTTGAAAACCAAAAAGGTCTATGTTATTGGTTCAAAATACCGTTAATACCGTCAAATAAGCCAAAACATCCCCAACAACCTTCTTTAGATAGATTAGATAAAAATAAGGGGTACACTAAAGATAATGTTGTCCTGTGTTGTTATTCGGCTAACATAGGTAGAAATGAAAATGATTTAGAAACTTGGGTTGAGTTTTTGAAACTACTGAAACCAGATATTTATTAATATGTTATTTTTAAAAAAATACTGGTATTATTCCGTTATACTAGGTCTGTTATTATATGTAATAACCGTACCTAAAAAAGTGTATAATGTCTATCCAAAAGAAACTGAAAAGTTTAAGAAAACTATCGTGAGCCTATCCGATAGTATCGAGCTATTGAATTATGAAAAAAAATTACTATTATTAGAAGACACGAAAACGATTGAGGTTGATACGGTTTTCATCACCACACCCTCAAAACCAAAAGAAACAATAGTAATTGAGAGAGATGAAGTTATTAAAGAAATTGATTGTACTGAGTATTATAATGACCCTAAACGTGATAGTCTATGGTCAAAAAGAATTACCAAAAAGGATAATCCTTAAGGGTGATTCAGGTATCTTCTTCACAAAAAAGCAAGAAATCAAATTATTAGAAAAGTTATCAAGATTAGAAAAATGTTCTGCAGAGAATGATTCTTTAATCAAGTCTAACGATAAACTTACTGACCAATTATCACAAGCCGATTACGATTATAATTTATTGTCTCAACGTTATTTCCAGCTTGTAGACACATTACAAGTATCACAATTAAGAAATGAAGTTACTTCTATAACTCAAACAGAATCAATAAGGAAATGGAAAAAAAACACATTATGTGTTAGTGTTGCCGCGGTTGGTATATTATTAGGAGGTGTAACTGGTGCTTGGTTACCCGCAATTGCGGTTTTAGCGGTTACCGAATCTGCCATCATATTCACGAAAAAAAAGAAATAATTTTTTTGTAGATATAGGTTTTATTTGTACTTTTGTAGTAATAAATCAAACACTCATGAAAAAAATTCTTAATCGTTGGCTTAAAAAACTCTATGTAAAATCAGCAATTTGGCTGGCAAAAAAATCTAATTATAATTCTGCACCTGCGGATGATAATGTACGGATTTGTAGTACAATCTGTAGAAAGTTGATTAATCACCCTAGTTCTAAATTCCTTATAGCCCCCATTTCAGGTAAAAGGTATATTAAGAATTCCGAACTTGGATTGTTTGTTATCTTGGATGGTGGAAAGATTAGTGTAACAAATCACGTATATCACTATGATGTGGTACTCAGTTTTAAATCGTGGGAAAGATTATCACGTATGTATGATAATAGAACAGAACGTGAAAGACAGACCTATGAGACTGAAATTACATCACAAATTGAGTATTCATTGTCATCTATTCTCAAAAAAATTGATAATAATGAAAGAATTAGTCCTGAACAATCTCTCTAATTATTTTCTTAACCAATTTTTCTAAAGACTCATTTTGGGTCTTTTTTTTTGGTTTGTACGAAGTCATAGTTGGTGAATTACCTGTTCCTACTTTTGGGTCACTTTTTTCGGCTCTTCTTTTTTGAGCACAAGCCGCTCTTTTTTGTGAATCAGTCATTTTAGAAGCGACACCCGCTGCTCTACATTTTGGGTATCCTTTTGAATCGGCTTCAGGTCTTCCACATGGGGGATGTCCACCTCCTTCTTTTTTTCTACATATATTAACCCAAGGACCTTTTGGTTGTTTACTACCCTTTGGTTTTTTCTTTGTACCAAACCAAACCGCCAAATCTTCAGATACTGTTTCCTCATTTATTTCCACCCATTCTTTAATAGGTACAACATTTAATCCTTTACCTGGTGTTTGATTTATATTGTTACCGTCCTCATCACTAAAGGTTAAATAAGGTTTTTTTTTCATCTTATCTGTGATTTTTTCAGCCTGTTTTTCTATTTTTTTTATTTGGTCCAATCTCATACTCATTTCACCATCATAACTATCATATTGTAACAAAGGACTATCATAATCAGATACGGCTTGGATGAATGGTTGTAATTGAGTTTTATCAAAATTTCTTAATCCGGGTTGTAGAGCCGTAATGTACGCACCGGCACCTCCAGAATCACCAGACGCTTCCCTTAAAACTTTTTTTATTATCTCACTTAACATTATGAAATTTATTGTCTATAATTATAAATATCAAATATTATGGAAAATCAAACAGACGAATTATACGGTAAAATTTTTGACGAAGTACCTCTTCTAAGCGAAGAACATTTAGAGATAATCATTGAGTCGATGTCAAATCAAGAAGCCATTTATTTTTTAACAATGGCCTGTAAATCAGCCTTTCATAGAGGTGCGTTTTCTCTTGGGGAAAGTGAAATAATATCTAAAGCAATTAGAGTTATTTCTAATAAAGAAACTAAAAATACCAATGAATCAGAAGTGAATTAAACGGTTGTTTTTGTTTCTGTCCCTTTTGTTGCCGGAAATGCATTACAGGCGCTAAATACTGATTCATCTCTTACTAACATATTATTCGATATACAACTTCTTAATGCGTCACACAAAGATTGACTTGCAACTTCTTTTTTGAATGGGTTGACAGGGTTTATGGCTCTACCAACTTTTCTACACATCTCCTGTGTTATTTTCCCTTGTTGTTTAATTTTTTCAGCCTCCAACTTAGCCGCTTGTATTGCCTGGTCCGCGTCTGCAGGTGTTTTAATATCTTTGTTCGTTTGGGATATTGGAGAAGCCGTTGAAATTGGTGCTAATGGTGCGGTGGTTGTACCAGTTGTTGTGCCAGTTGTTGTGCCAGTAGTGGTCTGAGTTGCGGTTGATGTGGGTATCGATGTTACTTGTTTACTTTGCATCGGTTTAAAATAATCAGACGCTTGTCCACTTTTTACCATATCTAAAGCACTGCCTATAGCCCCAGCGGTTAAAGGACCAAATTTATTATCGGCGGTTAATTTAGCATTATATGGTGCCCTATTTAATATAGTTTGTAAATCTTGTACTGTGTAATTTTGTTGTACTGGTGCTTCTTGTTCAATAATTATTTTTTTTTCTCTATACAAATTTAAAATATTGTTTTTATCTGATTCGGATAATAAATTTAGATTTTTCATATAAAACTTTTTATAATAAATATCCGTTAAACAAAAAAAGGAGACCTAAGTCTCCTTTTAATATTAGTCATTTTATTTTTTAATTAACAGAAATCTTCCTAATTTCAACTGTTCCATCAGAGTAATGAATGTGAATAACATTCAATCCTTTTTCGAGTATTGCCTCATCCAAAGAATTATATCTTAAAGGTTTTTCATATAGTTGACTAAATTGTCTAACTTCAACATAATCAACCTCACCACCACCAAGAACTCCATCATTGTTAACAGCCGTCGCAAGTCTTGTTACAATACAATCAACCTGATTGTTATTTAAATTACCATCGCCAGTCCCACCATTTACTGTGAGAATTCTCATTCTCATTGTATTAGTTGAACCTAGTGGTAGAGCACAACTTGTTGCACTAAAACAAACATTTGATGACATCCAAGATGCTGAAAATTGATTTGTTATAGTTCCACCTTGGGGTAATAAAATATATTGACCCGGTAATAGTGGTCCTTGCCAAGATGTTGATGTAGGCCAAGTTAAAACAGGTGCGGTTTGTGTAATCCAATTTCTGTCCCAAGTAAAGGAAGTAATAGGAACTGAACCTGTGTTTGTAATTTTCCATTGGAATGACACCGCAACCTGTGTTGGTGAAATTGTAACACTAGATGTTGATGGTGAAGTAAGGGTTGCAGATAAGTCGGCTCCTGAAATTGCTGGTTGACTTGATATAAAACTAGCCTGTCTTGTATTATCTGTAGATACGGTTTCTGAAATAGACCCCATATAATTAACTCTACTAATAATATATCTTGTCCCTGTTATATTTCCAACAGTATAAATAATTGTTTCAACATCAGTTGCAACTCCACCACCAAGATTACCACTAGTTGTTCCGATTACAATGTCATCAGCATCACCCCAAGTTGTATTGGTTGATAGTCTATGTTGGGTCATTACATTAACCGATGGATATGTAGGGTTTTGAGTTGCAATCGTCGCCGTTATAGTAATATTGTTACCAGCGATAACTGATGTTGGATTAACAGTTAAAGTGTTAATAACAAAATTATGAATTTGTGTAGGAGGTGGTGGAGGAGGTGGAATTACTCCACCAGGGTTTGGTGTGGCATTAATAGCGTCCTTCAAGTTAATTCTACCATATCCAAGTTCGTTACTTCTTGTTGAGAGTGGCCACGTAGGATTGTTGGAGTAAGTATATCCTCCTACTTTCTCGCATGTTTGAGCAAGTATCTGTAATACTTGGTCGTCAGTAAGTTCCCAATTTTTATAGAATATAAATGCCGCTGCGGCGGCTGTTATCGGGCACGAAAATGATGTTCCACTAATACTACGATAATCACCAGGGTCGTAACCTGCAGCTCCCAATCTATCTGTAGTTCTAATACTTACACCAGGTGCTGAAATGTCACAAATTTGTCCGTAGTTTGAGAAAGAAGCTCTTACATCTGTTGAAGAAGTTGCTCCAATTCCCCAAACATTATTGTAATTTGCGGGATACTGAGCCGCGGTTCCTGAGTATTGATTACCTGATGATGCCATAACCACCATACCTTTACCACCTCTTGCAGTTGTTCTTGCAGCGTTAAAAGCCGCTTCAAGAGACGCCGAGTATGATGAACCACCATAGGACATCGCAATTGCAACACAAGTTGGGTTTGCCATTGCAGCATTTACTCCATTAATTTGAATAACGTCTGAAGTAGCAAAACTACCTCCATCATAAACTTGTGACATAATATTAACTGGCATTACTTTTACTTTGTTGTTACCAACACTACTAACACCAATACTATTATTTGTTACTGCGGCAATTGTTCCTGAACAAGCTGTTCCGTGTTTATCAAAAGAATTCACATAGGGGATTGACGTTGTACTATTAACTGCGTTAAATGGGCTGTTAGTATTACCAACTAGGTCAGGAATAGTTAAATCCAATCCCCCGTCAAACATTGCAACACTAACAAATGGATTGTCGGTCGGAACTAAATCCCAAGCTTCGTCCGCATCAATATCCTTATCGGTAGATTGTTTAAGATGCCAACAAGATGTGAACTCGGCGTCGTTTGGAATATAATCCAATTGCATCTGTCTTGCCTCGTCTTTGTAAAGATTTTGAACGAAACTTAAACTTTTGTTTTGATTAATAAATTCATCTTGGTTTACACCATTCGGAATCAGGACAACATACCATCCAAGTTGGTCAAATTCGACTACAACTTTTGTATCACCTTGATTAAAGTGATTCTTTGCTTGTGGTTCCATTCCTTTTTTCGGAACCACAATAATTTGTCTGTCAATATTTTTAGATAAGTCGTATTGACTATACCCGAAAATAAATGAGAAAACAAACAGTAATGATAAGATTACTTTTTTCATTTTTTTAATTTTATTTTATTTGTTTATTAAACATCAATTAACCCTATATAAATTAGGGTCAGATGATTTCGGTTCTTCATTTTTGAAGAAATATTTTTCTTTTTTATTATTATACATAATTGTCTTAGTAAAAGAATCGGGAACTGTGGCCCCTGTTGACAGGACTTTTGAATTTTTACTGTAATTAATTCTTATTTCAACAGATACCTTATATTGTTTTGAGAGTTCTCTCTCACGAGATTCTAGTAATCTCCAAACCCCTCTATTTAATCTTTCGTGTTGTAGAACACAATTCAAGTAAGAAAATGTTTGTTTTAGATAGTCTTGATTACAATTGAAGTCCGCTGCGGGTGCTAGATGGCCCTTATCATAAATATTATTTTCATAATCTTCATTTGTAGAAGTAACTATTCCCTTTATAGGATAAAAATCTAACCCTTTTCTAGATATTTTACCATCGTGACATATCACGTTATATTCAACCCACTTAGGTTGTTGTAATTTTTCAGAATAGACAATATTAAAAATTTCAGTCTTAACATAGACCGAATCTCTTAACTGTGAAAAAACACTAATTTGTAAAAATAATAAAATCGAGAATAAAATAAACCTCATATAAAAAACAATTCATATATAAATATCTTAATAAATATTCATATTCTGTTTCTATAAGATTTTATGTCGAAGGATTAAATATTTTTGTCTAAAAAAAAAGGAGGGTTATACCCTCCTTTAATCAAAAATCTTATATCAGATTAAAATAATATCTGTAGATTGGCCGTAATAGGTCTATTAGCAACCGTTGAGTTTGGTACAATTGCCGTTTTATACATAGGATTTACCATAATTGTAAGTCTTGTATTTGCGTCAGTTGTTTTAGAGAATTGTAATGTTCTTTTAACAACAACACCGACATTAGTGAAACCCGCCTTTTGTTGGAAATTAACTTGGGATTCTCCTGTCACGTATCCTACGAATAGGTCCGCGTTATAATCCAAGTGGTAGGTTGCTTCAAAATATGCCGCTCCTTTTTTGTAAGCTTCGTTTTGGTAGAACACATAAGTTGCTAAAAAGTCAATTCTACTTTTAGCATCACCCTTATATCTAATAGCCGCTTCTAAAAAGTGGGAAGTTGTTTTTTTATTATAATGGAAATAATTTGTATCACTCTGTAAAAAAGTGTTTTGAGTAAAGTAAATGTCCTGAACGCCTAAAGAAGTGTTATAGATATTGAACATTGCTTGATTCTTCACTGTGTTTCCATAACCATCTTTAAATTGATTATACACCACATTCGCCTCTGAAGTTAGTGTAAACCAATCTACTGGTTGATAATCCGCAATCATTTTTATTACGGGTTGCTTACCTACATCAACACCTCTCCAAAGATTAGATGTGGCAATACCAAATTCACTTGTGAACGGACTTTGTTTTTTAGCCGGTTTGTAGAATAGACCACCGGTTTTTGTCGTATCTACAGGAACTGAAGTTTGGGCCATTGTAAATAACGACATAATCATTAAGGTTAAAAATAAGATTTGTTTTTTCATTATTTGTTTTTTAAAATTTATTATAATAATGATAAATATAGTCTAATTCACGCAATTTGTAAAATAAACTTATTATGTGATGTTTTTTACAATATATTTATAAATAAAAAAGGGACGATTTCTCGTCCCTTTTTAATTATACTATAGATAAGATTATCTAAGTTCTTGTAAGTCAAATGTACGTACACCATCAACTGTGATACGTCCGTAGAAACGGTTATTAACCATTTTCTTCGCGTAACGTGTCATGATACCCTTGATAGGTGTAAAGTTGAATGGGTTGTACATAGTTGGAGTTAATTGAAGTGGTACATACGGTGCGTAAATGTAACCAGTATCAAGTAACGATGTACCTTTATGACCAATCAATACTTGGTTTGATGGGAAGTATGGGTCACGATATACTTGGTAACGACCAGCAAGTGTACCCACTCTCTCAATACCCATGTTGTATTGGTCTTGTTCAGGTGACGCATTTGAAACGTGGAAATATTCCAAGTCATCAAAGATAGCTGAAACTTCGGAAGAAACAACAATCCAGTTTGCTCCACCACGAAGTGTTGACTTGTGAATTTGAGCAGATAATTGGTTGATTGCTGTAATCAAAGTTTGGTTCCAGTCTTTTTGAGTGTAAGAAGTTGTATTAGCAACTCTTCTCCATCCGTTGTAATCCCAACGTAAATTCCAAGCCGCTCCTTTACGAAGGTCACGAAGAATTTCACGGTCAATTTCAGCCGCAACTTGTTCTGACAATAAAGCTGTCAATTCGGCTTCAGCGTCGATGTTGTGGAATGCCGCAACGTCTTGAGCAAGTTCTGGTGACCACTGAGCTCTCAACTTTCTTTCAGTCACAGAAACTGTTACTGACTCAAGGTCGAAAGAAACTTCACCGATTTTATCTTCGAATTCGAGTTCTTCATAACGTCTCCAAGCTACGTTAAATGCTGAACCTGAGAAAATGTTAGTGATAGTTGCACCTGTGTAACCATCGATAGTGTCACTACCACATGTTGGACATGTAGGACATGACAAATCAACTTCTAAATAGATATAACCTGTCTGGTCACAAACTTTATCATAAGTACCACCACCACCATCGGTAGGCCAAGTAGTTGTTGTTGGAGTGTAGGTAGGACTAACAATACCCTTACCATACTGTTGAGTTACAACTCTATACAAAAGTGGTCCTGTAGAAATCGCACATGGTGTTGTTGACGCGCTAATACCTGTACCAGTATAAACAATCAAACTAGCCAAGAAAGTTTCAGTATCAATCTCATTACCATCAGGTGCTATTAATTTACCTACACCAGTGTTAGTGAAACCACCAACTCTGATAATAACTTTTCTTATGTTGTTACCGATGTAAACTGACTGAGCGGGTTCTAGTGTACCATTAGACCAAGCAACAACTGTAGCTGATGTGGTTACTGCCGACCAACGACCTTTTGAATAGTCAAAAAGACCTGCTGGGTTCAATCCAGGTTCAGTGCCTTCATAGAATAAATCATAAAGGTTTTTAGCATAAGTACCGTTGTATGAACCATTTGACAAAGTGTAACCAGAATTTGGGTCACCAGGGTAATTACCAGGTGAACCTACAGGTGCGTAGTGCTGACCTGAACTTGAGTCAAATGGTCCGGTTGAGGAACCACCAACACCATTGTTATAACCTTGAATCTTCGGTACGAAGTAGAACAATTTACCAATTGGTAAGTTCATAGCTTGTACAGATACAATGTCGTTAGCAAGTAACTTAGAGAATACACGTCTAACGATTGGGAATACAACAGTTTCAAATGAACCTGAAGAACCGTCAGAAGTTGCTTCGTTAATCAAATGTGACGCTTGGTTTTCATATAACTGCGCAACATTTTCTTTTAGGTGGCCCTTAAGACCTTCGAGGAACCCTAATTTGTCCCATTTGTTGATAGTATCTTCTTTGATAACTTTAAGGTGCTTAAGACCGATGTTACCAACAAGACCTGATTCTAATAATGCTCCCATTTTGTTTGGTTTTTTATTAATTTAAAGTTTATTTTAATTTATTCATCAAATCTTTCATTCTCAGGAATTGAGGGTTTTCATATGTTTTTGACTCAATTAAGTTGATTGCTGAACCTGTTGATGGTGCCTTTTCGATTACTTGACCGATTGACTCATTCATTGGTTGAGCAGAACTTCCTGACAACTCATCTTTGATTGATTTGTACAAATTCTTCGATTCTTTCAATGTTTCAACAGAATCAAATCTTCTCAAGATGTTAATTTTCTCTTGTTTAGATGTTGAGTGTTCAGTAAATAAACGAGTTGCGTATGCCAAATTTGAATTAAACACGGCAACTTCATTTAATTTGTTTCTGAATACGTTCAACGCTTTTCTGTATTCTTCATTCTTTTCACGAAGAAGTTGTAACTCACTGCTATCCACACTTTCAAACTTCAAGTTTCTGTTAGGTGTGATTCCTTTTCTTAAACCACGTCCTTCTTTAGAACCATTTCCGTATGTACGTGCAGCTTCTTTTGTTTCCGCCTTCTTAACGCCTTTTGGTTTAATTTTAAATTCGCCGTCAAGATTTTCACCATTCTTGTCATAGGAGAAGCCTTTTTTAGCACTTCCTGTTCCCATAGTTTTGTTGGCGGTTTTCTTAACAACTTTAAACCCTTCGCCTTGATTCGGATTTTTACGATACTTGAATTTTGAAGCCTTACCCATGCCCATGCCTTTAGCCCTGGTGGATTTTTTACCTTCTTCCAAGTAACCTTCATTTTCTTGGTCATATGATTCATCCATGTCCTCTTCGATTTCTTCATCCATTTCGATTTCATAGACAATACCTTCAGATTCCTCATCAGTATCATCCTCATCATCGTCAGATTCTTCATTCATGTCGATTTCATAGACGTAACCTTCTTCTTGTTCTTCATTACCTTCATCGAATATGTCATTAACGATGTCTTCAACACTTTTTTCAGATAGATATTCTTCTTCTTCCATAGGAATAACGTCGTCATCTTCCATCATTGTGTCATCCATCATTGTGTCATCCATCATAGCATCACCCATTTCTGAGTCGTCCGCCATGTCATACATGTCTTTTTCCATAGATGTGTAATCAGATTCTTCTCCTTCACCAACAATCATGTATTCTTTGTCAGTTTCAGTATCTTTCACACTAATGTTACCGCTGTCATCTTTAGTAACAACGATATGGTCATCAGGACCCATTAATTGGAAAACACGTAAAACCTCCTCATCTGATTTGTCAGTTAAGTCGATAGGTTCGTCATCTTCGATGTTATCAGTGTCCATTTCCATACCCATATCCATTTCGTCTGAGTCCATTTCGTCCTCATCTTCCATTTCGGGTTCTTCCATGTCCACTTCCATGTCAACCTCTTCTTCGCCTTGTTCGTTAAGAGATTCTTTTACTAATTCTTTGATTTCTTCCTTCATAGTCGAAGCAAGTATTCCTTTTGCATTTTCCGCAACCGCTTCTTCCAAATTTTTCATTTGGAGGATTGCTTCTTCAACAATAGATTTTTCTTTTGCCATTCTTTGTTTTTATTTTTCTATATAAATATGTATCAAATCATAAAAATTTTTTATTATTCGTTTTGATACTAAATATTTTTTATTATTTTTCTCCTGATTTTCCTAACTTTTGTTTTTCAAGCTCAATCATTTTTTCGATTTCCGCTTTTCTAAATTCTAGATTTTGTAATCTTCTTTCTCCGACTTTGAATATATCGTCTTCGACAGGAGTGTTTCTATATGACTTAACTTTTGTTTGACCTTCAAAATTTATATTGCTTAACAGATACGGTTCGTCATACCTTGTTATTTCAGTTGTTACTTTTCTAATTTTATTTTTCTTATTAGCGAATGCAACATATCTTTTTCTATCTAAATCAACGAATAAAAATACTTGTACATTTGATTCAGAATATTTTGTAGAGTCAAAACCCCTTGATGTTACTTCAAAAAAAGTATCACCATCTTTATCAACCAAACTTCTTATGTAGGTAAATGGTTTTACTTGTACGTGAAATGTTTTACCACCCGCAGTTACCGCAATATCCATTCCCTTTCTAGTGTCTCTAATATCACCAGAACAAAATCTTACAATTTTGGCGTTCTCACCGAAAAATTCTTGTAATATTTGAATTGCATAATCTTCATTTTGATTTCCCCTCTCAATTGTGGTTTTATTCAATTCTACTAATTCATCAGTGATTGGACCCTTAAATAATCTTTCTGCGTTCAGAGTAATCCACTCCATGAATTTTTTAGGAGTTAATTCAGTATCAGGTTCATCCTCATGAAACAAGGACTCCATTTTTCGTCTTACTTTGGTATTGGTGTCAAATCTGTTAAGTATCGACCATTCATCTTTACCAGGTATATGCTGATAAACCCCAATGACCCCAAAATCGGTGGCACAACCCTCATCAGGGTTTTCAATTTTACCCCAATTAGATGGGGAATAAACATCTTTCAATGTTTTCCTAATATGAGCGGCAATAGGGTCTGTTGGTCTTTTGAAATATTCTGATAGTATCTTATACTGACCCTCTGAAATTGTAATTTTCATATCTGATAAATATATCAGAATAAAAAAAAGGAGGGTTTCCCCTCCTTTTACAACTATTGATAATTTTTTGATTATCCTATCACTTCATCAATTTTACTTTCTACAATAGCTGTTATTCTCCAGTCTTCCGAATAGTTCTCAAAAACCTTTGTCACTTTTGCTTCAACATCAGTCGGTGAATAACCTTTAACTAATTTTTCCTGTCTTAATTTTTTAATTTTACCTGTTTCGGAGTCAGGCATGTCTGTTGTAATTTTTGCTACAAAATATTTTTCGTCCATTTTATTGAGTTTTAGTAACCCAAATAATCGTTCAATTTCTTCATTAAGTCAAGCGATTTGTCGGTTGGGCCACCAAATTCTCTTTCAGCTTTCATTTTTTTCTCCTCATCCAAGTTTTCTTCAAACTTAAATCTGTCATCAGGTTCAGTGAAAAGATAAGCACCAGGAGTGGATGGAGACCATACAAGGTCAAAACAAATCAACTCAAAGTCATCCTGTACTTCGTTTTGTTCCCCAATTTTTTTAAGCGACCCTACACCACGAGATGATATACCAAGTGTAACACCTTGTCTTAAAAGATTTGCCGCTTGGTCTCCTTTGGTTGATACAATACCTCTCTCATGAAAACCTGGTGAAGTTAATAATTTTAATTTACCCATAAGAACAGGACCTTCCCACCATATATCACTAATTGAATGAGAAACTCTGTCCAAGTCAACAAGTGATGACTCAGGGTGATTAAGTTCGGATAAAGCAATACCCTTGTTAATCATTTTCTTATAATTGTCGGCTTCTCTCTTTAATACTTTTTCAGGATATATTCTTCCGTTTCTGTTTGGGGTGTTAAATTTCTGAAGTACTGCGTAGAATTCAAATGGTTTTGAATGGTCCAACATTCCTTTGGACTCATGTATCAAATCAACATTACGTTTTTCAGTTGGTGATAAGTATCCAGCATCGTATTCGATTAGAATGCCTTTGCCTGATTGTCCGGGTTTCAAAACTTCCATATTCATTTTTTATAATAAATACTTTGTTTTTCAACTTTGTAGTATAGTTTCCTTTGGTTTGACGGTTTTACGTAAATAAAATTTGAAGTATTCGTTTTTTGTGAAGTGTATTGATATTATTTCCTTGGTTACTTTTTTCAATATATCCTTTAATTTTTTTGATTTAAAATCTAAATCTTTCTTTTTAATATAAAAATTTATCTCTAGATTTAAAAACGATTTTTTCTTTAGAGATAATCCACTTGACCTTAAATCTAAATCCACAATAAAGTTTTCCTCAAAGACTAATCTATCTAATATTTCATGTACCGTATGTTTAATCGACCTTGTTAGATTTAATACAACCCTTTGCCAGTTATCAGAATCAACAATTGGTTCTACCCAAGTTTGTATGTTTAAATATAAAGACTTAAATTCAACTGAATCTACCGTGCCATAAATCACCTTCGCATTTTTAAATCCTGCGATTGGTGAAGTTTTCCCTTTTTTCATCAACTTTTCATTTTACCGATGTTTATTTTTAAAAAAATAAGTATATTTGTATCGGTAGTCAAAAAAAATTCAATTTAAGCGTTATTTATTATATATGTTAATTGTCAAAGTAGATAAAAACGGTATTGAGAGAGCATTAAAGTTACTCAAAAGTAAAGTGATTAAGACCCGACAGTCAAGTCAACTCGTCGAAAGAAAGGAGTATGAAAAGAAGTCGGTTAGAAAAAGAAAAATGTTGAAAAAGGCCAAGTATGTTCAGAAAATGAAAAACAAAGACTTTTAAAGATTCTCGTTAAGATTCTTTAATTTGAAATAAGTAAATTTGTCGTATTTTTCTGAAACCACCTTTTCCAAAGTTTCATTAATCCTACTTTTAGTTTCTGTGTCAGCATTCTCTTTAATTGTCTCCAATTTTTTGGTGACACTTTCTTTTAGTTGCTCAAAATTACCCTCTAATTCTTTATCGTCAGTCTTAAGAAAATCAACTAATTCTTTCTTTTCAGACTCATTCAAACTTTCAATAAAATTAGAAATTGTTTTATTAGCAACATTTACCATAGTACTTAATGGTAAATTAACAACTTCTTTTTTATCTGCAGGTTTTTTCTTTAACGACTCTTTAATCAATTTTTTGCTAGATAATCTAGATTCAATTGTGAGAACATCATTAGAGAATAGATTGTCGATAGTAGAGTAATTGTTATCTGACTTTACATTAACCACCCAATTAGATAAATCAACAAGGGTTGAATTTTTAATCTTATTGATTGTATTTTCATATATCGTTATACATTCGTAGATATAATCATCCACAATAGATTCATTCAAACCTTTATTAGAATTCAATTCATCATATAGATAAAAAAGTTTTGAAATGTTTTTATTTTCCAATACATTCTTTTTGAAATTTTTCATTTCAGTCTTGAATGTTCCGTTAGAATAAGATTCTAACATCAATTTTTCTATCTTTGATTTTAATAAACCGAACTTTACCATGTCTTTTTATTTATAAATATCAATCCCTCAAGAGTTTTGACAATTCAGACTCAATTTCCCCCAAAGAATTTTTAGCTCTTGATAAATCGATAAAACTATCTGATTCAGTTAGACTATCATTCTCTAGTAAAATTTTCAAATTATCCCTCTTAAACGACTCGGGAATTGGCGGTTCTTCACCTCCTGCCGGTGGAGATGGTGGGGGAGCTCCTCCCATTTCTTCACCTCCTGGTGGTGGAGGTGGTGCTCCTCCAGCCGCAGTACCTCCAGTGATAGAACCATATAATTTATCGATATTATCAAATATACCTGTATGTGTAATGATTGTTGCGGTGTTAGTCAATTCTGCACCAACTGCCTTTTCAATTCTTTGTTGTTGTAAATCAAGTTTAATTTCTTCATCAGAAAAACCAAGTACGTGTTTTTTAGCCCAAGAAACTGACACAGGTGCAATACCTTCGATGGCGGTAACCGCGTCTTTATATAATAAAACTTTTTCTTTCCAAACGTCAATTTTAAGTAAATCTGCTTGGGTTGACGGATTGGTTAACCCTAATGTAAAGTTTGATAACTCATCTTCAAATCCCATCAAGAACAAGTGAATGATTGCGATTTTATTTAATTCGGCAATCATACATTTTTGAATTCTATTGATTGTGCGAGCAAAACGAATATCCTGTAATGATAAATTTTTACCTTCACCAACAACTTCTTCAAACCCTAAAAATGCTTTTGGTACGCGAAGTGCGGTCAAAAGTTTCTTTTGGATATATTCAATATCCGCAATTTCTGACAGGTTTTGAGCACCAGGTAATGTATCAATTGGGTTTGGAGCTGCCGCGTCTCTAACAGGGATAAAGTAATCTTGGTCAACGGCCATTTGATTAAATCTCATATCAACATTACCTGTTTTATTGTCAACAACTTGGTCACGTTTGAATTTGTTGGCGACACGTTGTACATACGCCTCCACATCTTTATCGTCCATATTACCAACAAACACTTTGAATACCCTTCTTTCAGGTGCTCTCGATGTTCTATAAATCAACATAGCATCTTCAGATAACAATAATTGTTTCCAAATACGACGAGCCTTTTCCAACATAGATGTACCGTATGGCAGCTTTCTGTCATCACCCATCAATCTAAAGTGAGCAATTTCCCATGAATTAAATTCCATGTCCTTTGCTTTCCACTTAAATCTTAACCCTCTATTTTCTTTTGGTTCTTCTACATTCTGTGATTTTGCCGGCATACCACGTTCCAAACGCTCAATCTCAATGTTCGGTAACTGCATACACCCAACAACACCCTTTTCAGGGTCTAATTTCAAATACACAAAGTTATCACCATACTTACAAGTGTTTCTAGTCCACATAGGTAAGTTGGTGTTAATATCTAAAACATTGTTAAATAAATCGGTTAGAATACCCTTAATTCTTTTTGATTCAGAATAAATCTGAAGCATATAACCATTCTGGTCAACGGTTGTTGACTCTTCACCGTAGATATCCAAAGCCGCTGAAATCTCGGGAGTATATTCCATAGATTCATAATCATAAAACGAAGCCAATCTTGTTGGTTCGTAATAAACCGCTTGGGTATAAAGATTACTTTCTATTTTAGTCCATTGATTTGCTAAATAAAAAGTTTGTTGAGCTTGTAACAGCTCTTTATCGTATTCTTGTTTTGAAGTTGTGCGAAGTAACTCCTTCTTATCGAATTTGTAGGTTGGATAATCCTGGTTGAGTAACGCATTTGGACCAAATGCTCTCGTTAACCTTTGCCAAACCGTAATTTGATTATTGTTATTCTCCATAGGGTAATTTTAATCACCACAAATAATAACTAAATAGATATTATTTTGTTGGTTTTATATAAATATTATCTACCTCCAAATAACCAACCGTATTTCATATAATCATCTTTGGTTATATTATTACCGTTAAATTGATTGGTTCTATCTGTATAATTTGGTATTACCGGATTAAATGCGATTTGAGCACTTACATTATCGTTATTACTGACAGACCAAGATTCTAACATCGCTTTTGTCTGTTCTGTAACTTTTGTTAATTGTGAGAATGAAGATTCCGCAACATAACAAGCCATAGCGATTGACATGATTAAGTCATCGTGGTGACCTTTTTGGTGGTCAGGTCGTCCGTTTATATAAACAAACGTATTCATCTCGTTAAACAAACGATTACTGTAAATCTTAAATTCGTGTCTCATTGCTTCCTCAAAAGCCGCAATAATCTGTACTCGTTTATTGTTAAAATTTATTCCCGGTATTTTTTCAGCAGCCTTTGGGTCCCACTTCCATTTGTTCGCGGTATCAACACCATCAACATATAAGTCCTTATATCCTATTTCTTGCATTTTTCTTGCGGTAGAAACGCCCATTCCACCAGTGATATCAATCACAACAAAACAAGAATACATATTTGCCCATTTGTAACAAACATCGGCCATGGTGTCAGGAGGAAGTTTTCCAACAAACTCCGCAACTTGTTCTCTAGTATCAAAATCAATTATTTGAAACGAACTAAAATCTTCACTATCACCCCTACTAACATCGACACCCATCACATACTTATGACCAATAACAGGTTCTTTCCAAATCCAAAGGGCGTTACCCATCATTTTATTTTGTGGTTCTCGTATATAATTTTCCCTAACTTTTTGTAACAAATTTGAGTCAAATACGTTATCACCTGACCCCAAAAAGTTACATTCCAATTCCTGTGAAACCTTACGTTTGTCGTACTTAAGTTTCTTAACCATCCCCTCAAACCAAGCAGAACATGGCTTATAACCTGTGTCCATAATTGATTTTAACTCAACGTAATCTCGTTTTTCAAATGGTATATTTTCCCAACTTATAATATCATCAGGATTATATTCTTCTTTATTTAATAGATAATGAATAATGTCTTTTGTCTTAACAAGATATAAATCTTTTGTATATCTTGGGTCTCTAAACCAATACATTTCAGAAATTTTGAAATCGTTCATATTCCTTAATGCTTGGTCGTAGATTTCATAATAGATTGGGTCATATCCGTTAGGAGTTGATACAACTATTACTTTACCACCCGTAGACAACGACGCCATACAAGCCGCCCAAAAATCACTGTCAGCGTCTATAAATGCCGCCTCGTCAAATATTAATATCGTTGGGGTAAATCCACGTAATGCGTCTTTAGATGTTGCCACGGCTTTAACCTCACAACCATTATTTAATTTATAATGTTTCTGTGAGTCTTTTTCTGTTGAAAAATCAATCCCAACCCAAGACGGCCATTGTGTCATAAATGCCCTAATTTTATTTGCCATTTCTTGAGATGTATCAAGTTTGTTGGCGATTATAAGAATTTTTTCAGGCTTAATTTTTTTAGCGAACGCCAGTTTTTTTGATATCCAAGCGGCGGTCACCGTAGATACCCCCGCCTGTCTATATTTTAACGCAATGTTTTCATTAAAGTTCTCATAATCCTCAAGTAAGGATATCTGGTCAGGGAATAATTCCAAAGGAACGTATTTTGAAACTGTATTGTCATAGGTTTGTAGATATGTACGAAGGGCATATGAAGTATCCTTCATACACCTAACGTATTCAATCATCACTTGTTCTTTTGTCATAAGATTGTATTTGTATATAAATATTAAACCCCCAACAATGTGGGGGTTTTTAATTAAAGACCTAAACTACTTAAATCTACGTCATCGATATCATCGTCTTCCCATTTGGAAGCTTCTTGTTCATATTCTTGTTTCTTCAAATCAGAAACAATCTCATCAACCATTCTTTGTATCGCTTTTGTTCCTGCCGGGTCTCCGTTTAATACCGCTTTGGCAAATTTGAAAAAGTCCTCAGCCGGTAATTTAGAAAATCTCATGAACAAGTAATGTTGGATATGTTTCTTATCATCATCAAATAATTCAATTGGATATGCCGCGGTGAATTTTTCCCAAAATATCGGACCTAATCTCATATCCCATATTTCCGCAGGTAATGTATCTTCAGACCCCATAACCATTTCGGCTTGACGTGGGTCATCAGGTAATCCGTGAGTACCAAATATTTCATAAACACCCTTAATCAATTCGTGAATAAGGAGTGGAAAAGTTGCGGCTCTTGCTTTAACTGTTGGGGGGTCTGTTTCAGGGTCAACACTAGTTTGCCCCATTTGACCTCCACCGCTAGCAGCCATACTTTCCATATCAGGCATTACCCAATATAAATGGTCCATAAGCGATTGATTAACACCATATAAATTAACCAAATTCGGGTCAAGACGATTTAGTTCATCTCTAACCAACTCAAACATATAGTGTCCTTTTTTAGACGCACCTTGTATCAATGAATTAATAAATCTTCTTTTTGACTTCTCCAAATTAAATTTTTCAAACTCATCGGCAAAATCCTCAAGTTCTTCTTGGTGTTTGAAAGCCTGTTTTACATCTTCCTTACTTGGTGTTTGAGGTTCGGCTCTCATTCCTTCAGCCGAAGACATTGGACCTGAAACTAACTTCGCATCAAACTGCATTGCTCCTTCAGGAATTCCCATTTCTTTTTTAACCAAATCAACTGCCAGTCTTTCGAGATATTCCCTGTTCTGGAATTCAATTCTCATAACTTGTTGTAGCGATTGCATCGCCATTCCCATAAGTTGCATCAAAGGATTACGACCTTGTAAAGGTGCGGTAGTTCCTAAATAACGACCAACATTCTCTACAGAGTTTTTAAATCTTTGAGATGAAACCAATTCAACGAAATCACGGTCACCTGTTGGCATTGCCGGACTAGATGAAAATGGAGTTTCTCTACTTGTAATTTTTCTCTCGATATTGGGGTCCATTCTTTCAGGACCTTCATAATCGATTGGAGCTTCATTAATTTTTGTTTTCAACTTTTTCAAAGTATCTTTTTCTTTTTTTGTTAGACCTTCAGTAACTAATTTTTTTTCCAATTTAGTTTTTGTCTCTAAAGTTTTTTTCATATTAGGATTAAAGCTCATTTTACTTCAAATTAATACCAATAGCGTCAAATGTTATCCACTGTGGGATATCCTCCGCTTTTGGGGCTGGTTTATGTTTTGGTTGATATGGAGTTGCCGGTCTTGGTCTTTCAGGTTTAACGTCAGGTTTGACAGGGGTTTCTACTTCTTTCTCACCCGCCTTTGGGGCTGGTTTATGCTTCGGTTGATACGGAGTTTGTGGTCTTGGTCTTTCAGGTTTAACATCTGGTTTAACAGGTGTCTCAACTTCCCTTTCCGCTTCAGTGATTGTTTTTATAAAATCTTTTTTGGTCATTTTTGGTGTTATGTGTTTGTTTACCATGTTCATAATACTTTCTTCCAATTTACCTTCGAATGTTGGTCTTAATGAGTTTGGAACCTCTTTAGCAATATTTCCCGCTATAGTACTTCCAACCTTTTCTAAATAATTTTTGAAGGAAAAATCTTCATTTGTTTCATCTTTTTTTTCAGGTAATTTACTAAAGTTTTTGGTAGAATCGGCGAATTCTTTTGCCATTTTACACCATTTTTTTTGTTCTTTAGTTTTACCATCACCACATTTAGCAAAAAAATATTTCTGTTGTTTCTTGGATTCAAATTTTTCTTTTAAGTCTTCACTCATCGCTAAACCTAAATCAGGGTCTTTCTCACTTACCGCTAAAGCAATATCCTCGGTTTCAGTGTCATCTATTTCTTTTAATGGAGTTATTCTGGTTTTACCTCCCGTAGTATCAACCTCAAGTCCATTAACCATAGTTTTACTATTTGGTTTAACTTCATATGATGTGATTGTTTTACTTGTTGCGGTTGTATTTTGGGGTGTTGACTGTTCTTTATTTTCTTCTTTAGCCTCAACCAATCTATTGTATAACGCTTCAATCTGCTTTGGTTTCAGGTCTGCTAATGTAGATGTATTGAACCCATGTTCCAATAATCTTAATATCTTTTTTTCAATGTTCATAAACCACTTTTTTTTCGAACTCTAATACTAAATCTCGTTCGTAAAGTTTATTTTTAACCGTTTCTTCTTTTTCTCCGAAACGAAAAACTAATCTTTTTTTCGTATCGAAATTAACTTCTTCACTATCGTTCTCCCAAGATAGGGCAATAACTCCGTCAATTGCGTCTATCATAGAAAAAAAATCGGAGTTCTGAATAACTGACATACTAATTGTATCGTTTTTTAGAACTCCTACCTTTTTTATAAATTCCAAGTCCGGTGGTGATGGGTAACCGTTTGACGGTTTTGATTCCCAAGAGTCACCCCAAACTCCGTCTAAACTATCCGAGAAAATAAACTCATAAATGTTGTCTCCCTTATAGTTTGGACCTAACTCATTTACATAAATCAAATAACTCATAGAATTTCACCTTTTGGGGTTACTCTAACTTTTGATTCATTTATTTCAAAAACTAAATCTTTTTTCTTTGTTCTGCCAAGTAATTTAGCGTCAGAAAATTTGTTAATCAATTTACGTGAGATAACTTCTTGTTCCACATTTTCACTCAACTGATTAATTTTCCAAATCATTTCTTTTTTTCTATCTTTCTTTTGTTCAGTGATTACTTTTTCAGTTTCACTTACATTGAAATATTTTTTCAGGATTTGGTCAACTTTCGACTCACTAAACAAACCTTCAATCATGTCCTCAACCCCAAACGAATGTTTGTCATCAAGACCTTTGATTTTAGCCATTCTTGGTTCTTCAGGAGCTTCTGATTCATATTCATCAAACATCTCCATCATTTCCGCAGGTATTTCTTCAGCCCCCATTTCATCCGCAGGCATTTCTTCATCACCCATATCACCCATATCTTCCATTCCCATCTCATCACCTGCCATTTCTTCACCTTCGAATTTACCCATGATTTCATCTCTGTCTTCTTCATCCAATAAATTCAAATCAAATGCTGATAAAACAGAATTAATTACATACTTAATGTCTTTTGATGACATTGGGTTTTCCTCGTCAGCCGCAAGTGTTCTAATTTTTTGAGCCAACTTACCTGTTAATTTCTGAATGGTTTTGAAAGTTACAATCTCTTCATCTTGTTCATCACCCATTTCAGTCTCCGCATCCATTTCAGGTTCCATTGGTTCCTCTGGCATTTCAGGAGCTGGTTCTTCAGCCGGTACTTCCGCAGGCGCCGGAGCAGGTGCCGGAGCAGGTGCCGGTGCGGGAGCCGCGGTGGGAGGAGCTTGTTCCATTTTCAGGAAATATTTTGTTTTATCCTTCTTCTCATCACCTTCATTGAACAATGAAACATTTTTTTCGTTACCCACCAAACTATTAACTTCTTTGGTGATTAAGTTCAATCTCTTGAATGCTTGCGAGTATGAAGAATAATATTTTCTATTTTTCATTGGTTCAATATAATCCATTTCAGACTCATTAAGTCCTTTAACGATTACATAACCATTCTTCTCCTTATCAATTCGGTAAGTATGTCCGTCAGGTAAAACTTTTTTGTACTCAACAGAAGCATCTTCATTGATTGGATTTGGTATGTTTTCTTTGTATCTAGCAATCTCAATCATACGATTGATTTTGTCCATACCCTGAAGTTTTTCACTTCCAATAGGCTTTAATTTTCCCATGTTATTTTTTTGTGTAAATTATTTTTATATAAATATATCAGTTTTATGAAAATTTTTTTACATCTTACCTCCGTATTGACTGTAAAAAGATTTTAATATCTCGAAATTCATGTGAGTACCTCCTTTATTGAAGCATACTACTCGCCCAGCATATTGATTTTTGTTCGCACAATACCATTCAAGTCTTTTTCTAGTTTGACCATAAAAACCTGAAGTTCCCCAATTTTTAGGGTCACAATAAAGAATAGTATTTGAACCAAAAGTTAAACCTGTCTCATAAGTTGATGGGTCAATCAAACCAACCAAACTCAAAGTACTGTCGTCAGCATGTTCCCAAGCTTCCTTGCCTCCTTGTGAAAATCCGGCGATAGACGTAACAATTCCACCAAATTTTTCTTTAACATATTGTCTAACATTTGCCAAAGTGTTTTGGTGATGAGTTACAACAATAATAATATTATTTGCATAAGGTGTCATTACACCAATATATTTTCTAATATTTTGTGGTTTAGCACTATTTGGGGAATAACCTGAAGTGTGAGCACCTCCAAATAATACGTGAACTCTATTTCCTTTGTATCCATTAGGTCTAATTATCGCATACTCATTATCTGAAGTAGATGATACTTCAGAAGGTGACATTTCATTCGGTTTTGGCCCATCAGGCATAGTTTCCACCTTAGTTTTTTGTACATCACCAACCGCATCTGGATTCTTTTCTATTGTAGTCGATACCAAAGAAACCAATTTTTCAATATCATATGGTGATATTATTCCTGTTTCTTCTAACCCAATGGACTGTTGATATTTTTTAACAGCCGCTTCTGTTTCATTACCAAACTTACCATCCACACCCCATTTTGGCAGTGAAAAACCTAAAATTTGTAAAGCGGTTTGTAATGTTTCAACGTTTGAATCAAATGGTATCGATGACCCCTCAGATTTTAGGTTTTTTAGAGGTTTGATTAAATTTTTCAGTTGAGATAACTTATCTACAAAATTTTCAAAATTTACTTCCTCAGTTCCAGATAATTCTTTTGATGGTGTTATTTCTAGTCCGGTGGAATCTTCCTTCGATGGTGATGAAGACTCGCTTCCCGTAAATATTTTATCAGAATTAGTAAGTAACTCTCTTAAATGTCTTCCTTTTGGAAGTCCTAAATGTACGTGAGTTCCTCCATGCATTTCCTTACATGATTCGTCCTTACACCATTCTGTGACTTCACCAATATAATCACCTAATCTTACTGTATCACCAGGTTTAAGTTTTACATTCTTTAAGTGAGTGTAAAATATATCAGGATATTCTCCAGTGCCTTTAATACTAACTTGGGTTCCGAAAACTTTTCCTGACCTTTTATTAGTATTTCTTATTTTAGTCACTTTACCTTCAGTGTAAGAATTTACCACACTACCAGGAGGGGCAAATATGTCCCAAGCGTTATCTGACTGCCAATTACCAAATGCTCTTTTGGAGTGATTTGATGGACCATTCTCAATATCTGTTTTGAATGGTCCTCCAATCGATGTGGAAGCCTCTTTTAGAGTGTAAGTTTTGTCGATAAGTTTGTCTTCAAAACTGTGTAATTTTTCAATATACCCATTTCTTCTTAAAGCCTTAAAGACTAGATTTTCATCAGAATATTCACCCTGTTTTTCAAGACCGCAAGTTCTATATTTTTTAAGTTTGTCTTTATATTTTTTGATGATTTGTTTTGCCTTATCAATCGGTTCGTCAGATACATTCTCAATAACTCCATCGATAATATCCATCCATTGATTTGTTTTTGTTTTAATCAATGATGTATCAATTTTTACATTTTCTTTTTTTGGTTTGTTTGACCACTCATCAAATAAAACGGAATAAACTCCACTAGTAAAGTGAGATTCGGTTTCGTTCTGAACATATAACTCAACGTCATAACCAAAAATAGTTATATCATGTTTGTCGTTGTATAAAGTTTTTTTTAGATTAAAAAGTTCTTTGTAAAGGTCCAATTGTTCTTCAGGAAATTGACTGAAATCAGCAACTATGTGTAAATCAATATCAGAGAAACTTGACCAATTAAAATTAGCCAAAGACCCCGTCATGATTACATCCGTAACCACAATTTCAACTTTAAGGTACTCTATAAAATCATTAGCAATATCCAAAAGGGCTGCCCTAACTTCTGGATTCATTTTAACCGTACCATCAATTTTTTTCCAAATTTTAGGATTTAAAGATTCTCTAACCTTAAAACTTGATAAAATCTTTTTTAAATTACTCATCACTCATAAATATTTGAGTTGAGTTAATTGTTAGAATTTTTTGTATTTAAACGCCTTTGCAATTTTTCCACTAAAAAACTTACCTTGTGACTCGCTCATCCTAAATTGAGTATAAAGTTGGTGAGGTACTTCCTGATATTCGTATATTGCTCCATTATTGAATGTCACCAATAAATTTTTAGTTTCAGTATCATATTCGGTCTTCTTAATATTACTTGACTGAATCTCGTTGATAATCTTTGTACCAATAATTTCTTCTTTGAGTATTGCCATAACTTTTTTTTTAAAAAATAATGGTTATTATTAGAAAAAAAACAGTTATGATAGAATCTGCGGATAATGATGGAAAAAAATCAAAACAAACTAGTGATAGTGGTACCCCTGTACTAGATAATTTTAGTAGGGATTTAATTAAACTTGCAGAACAAGGTAAAATTGACCCTGTGGTCGGTAGAGAACGAGAAATAACAAGGATAGCTCAAATTCTTTCAAGAAGAAAAAAGAACAATCCAATTATCATTGGTGAGCCAGGTTGTGGTAAAACCGCAATTGTCGAAGGATTAGCAATTAAAATCTTTGAAGGAGATTGCCCAAGAAATCTACAGGACAAAAGAATTGTATCTTTAGATATGACTTCAATTGTTGCCGGTACAAAGTATCGTGGTCAGTTTGAAGAACGTATGAAGGTGATTATTGAGGAGTTACAAAGTAATCCAAATATTATTGTCTTCATTGACGAAATTCACACTATTGTAGGAGCCGGTAACTCGTCGGGGTCATTAGATGCTTCCAATATCTTCAAACCGGCACTTGCTCGTGGAGAAATTCAATGTGTTGGGGCAACAACCAATGATGAATATCGTAAAAACTTTGAAAAGGATGGGGCCCTTGAGCGTCGTTTCCAAAAGGTTGTCGTGGATGCCGCAACAAAGGCCGAAACACTTCAAATTCTAAAAAATACAAAGGACAAATATGAAACATATCACAAAGTATCATATTCAGACCCAATTTTAAGTTTGTGCGTTGATTTGGCCGAACGATATATTACAGACCGTGAGTTTCCTGATAAAGCCTTTGACATCATTGATGAAGTTGGTGCTCGTAGTCAAGTTGAGATTAAGATGCCGGAGATTATTGATGATTTGAAGAAGCAGGCTCAAGATATTAAACAACAAAAGTTAGATGTTGTTAAAAAACAAAACTATGAGGAAGCCGCAAATTTGAGAGATAAGGAAAAGAAAATCCTATCAAAACTTGAAGATGAGAAAAAGAAATTTGAGAGTGATTTGTTGTTATCAAAACGAGATGTGACCGAAGAATTGGTATATGAGGTTGTATCAAATATGACCAAAATTCCAATCTCAAAACTAAACTCCGATGAAACAAAATTACTGACAGAATTAGAGAAAAATCTTTCAGGAAAAGTTATTGGTCAAGAAGAAGCGGTAATCAAAATTTCAAAATCAATCAGAAGAAATCGTTTGGGTATCAAGGACCCTAACAAACCAATTGGGTCATTTATATTCTTGGGCTCTACTGGTGTTGGTAAAACATTACTCGCAAAACAACTTGCCAAAGAAATATTTGGTAGTGAGGACAGCCTTATCAGAGTTGATATGTCTGAATTCCAAGAAAAACATACAATCTCTCGTTTGATTGGAGCTCCTCCCGGATATGTTGGTTATGATGAAGGAGGACAACTTACAGAACAAGTGAAAAACAAACCTTATTCTGTGGTATTGTTTGACGAAATTGAAAAGGCAAACAAAGATATTTTTTCAGCACTGTTACAAGTATTGGATGATGGTCATATCACCGATGGTTTGGGTAGAAAAATCAACTTCAAGAATTGTGTCATTATTATGACCTCAAACATTGGGGCTAAAATGTTACAAGATTTTGGTACGGGGATTGGATTTAAATCTGGAACAAATACGTACATTGAAGAAGAATACAAAAGGGATATATTGAAAAAAGAATTGAAGAAATTCTTCGCACCTGAATTCCTTAACCGAATCGATGAAATAATTGTCTTCAATAATCTCAAGAAAGAACAAATTGCCGAGATTGTTAAAATTGAATTGAATAAATTATCTAAAAGATTAAGTGGTTTGAAATATCAAATTAATTTCACGGATTCAATTATCGATTTAATATCTGAAGTTGGTTTTGATGAAACATATGGAGCTCGTCCACTTAAAAGGGCAATCCAAGATAAAATAGAAGATTATATTTCTGAAGAAGTATTAAAAGGAAACATATCCGAAGAAAAGGAATATGAGTTAGTCGCGGAAGAAGGTAATGTCAAAATTATCGAGACTAAAAAGGTAAGAAAGAAGAAGGGGTCATAAGACCCCTTTTTTTATGCTAATTTTTGTGATGCTAACTGTTCTATTGTATTAATCAATCCGGAATAGGCGTTAAAATGAGCTATCGCTTTATCTATTGTATTTATAAGATTTTGTTTTTTATCGGTTGGCATTTTTGAAACGGTAACCTTATTTTTCAAATCGGTTAATTGAGTCATTATTTTAACATTCGGAGCATCAAGTTTTTTTAACTTACGAGTTAAACCTCTCAATGAGCTCAAATATTTGAAGTAGTCATATCCTTCTCCTCTCCAAACGCCTTTTAGACCTTGAGCCGCATTAACCAAAGGGTCAAAAACACCTTCTTGGGTTTCTTGTTCCTCTATTACTTTTCTTACAATATTTTCTAAATCCGCTTCTGTGAGTTTAATAACTTTTGCCATGATATTTTTTTTTAATAAATATCCTAAAAAAGCAAAAATTGTTTTTCTTTTACAATTGAGGCCTTGTGTTTTTTGTTACCCAATTTTTCAATCATTTTTTTACCAGCATCAATTCCACTGAATACATCTTCGATTACAACATATTCTTCAGGTGTGTGATAATCATAATATCCGATTGAGATATTGATACAAGAAAAATCAAACTTGCTTCTCAAGGCATATACATCGGTGTATGGGTGTGACCCATATTTTTGTCGTCCTTCAAATGATTCATTCAGGACTTCATCACATTTCTTGAAGAAATCGTCTGACTTATCAAACAATTTAACTCCCATGCTGTATTCAGTGACCATCCAATTGAATGGAGCATCGAATTGAATTGCGTATCCTACGTTTTCAAAGAAATTTGGGTCCGCCTTTCTTGAGCCGTGACAACCTGTTTCTTCTGATACAAAAAATGCCGCCTTTAATACGGGAAGTTCTTTTAACAATTCCAAACAAGCAAAAACTCCACACTTATTATCACCACCAATACCAGTTGGTTTTCCAAAGTCATTATACGCCTTCAAAGATGGTCGAATCTGACCTTGTGCGTTCTTTAATTCCTCCTCACGTATATTGATTACATCAATGTTATGTACGGTATCTGTGTGAGCAACAACGCAAGGATAGTAAGAATGCTCATCAACTTCACCTTTGGTCGCATAAACATTCCAATGTTCGTCTACCGAATATTCAATGTTGTTTCGTTCTAACCAATCAATCAAAAACTCAATCATCAATTCCTCTTGATAAGTTTTGGTTGGCACAGATAAAACTGATTTAAGTAAATTTAGGTCTCTTGTCATAATGACAAAGATAGGTCAAGATTGTTTATAAATAAAATTTATTTAGAATAATTCTGGGTGATATAAGAAATTGGCAAAATCTTCTATAGGAATTAACATTTTTTCCACACCGTAAAAGTTACCTTTATCTTTTTTATAAAGAACTTTTATTTTACCATCTTCAAAATCAGAAACTTGAAAAATCTTGTTTGGGTCCGTTTTACCAAATGTTTTTTGTTTTGGGAATGTACTCCAATTTCCAATTTGAACATTTAATTTATCCAACATAACATAGACCTTTTTCATGTTTTCCAATTCTTCGGGTTCCATGTCTTCGGTTAATCTATCATATAATCTAACCAAAATTCTATCAACCTCTTTATTAAATGAATCTCCATCCCAATTATTACTGCTCCAATAATCCCAATAGTCCTCCCATAAATCTTCATCAAACTCCAAATTATTTTTAGATACAAAATTTTTAAACATTTCTATAATACTTTCATCATGTGGTGTTCCTGTAGAGTCCCAAAAATCAATTAAAAAATCTACTGTTGTTACATAATGTTCTCGACAACTTTTTTCCATAATACCATAATTGTCAAACTTTCCACATAATTTTCGATTCACATAATCCAAACACCCGGCCTTAAGCGCCTCATCATAATAATCCGCATAGTAATCCGCAATATCATCAGATTCCCTTTCAAAAACTCTAGAAAAAAAAGCACCAGCGTCTTCTGTATTACCAAGGTTAAAATTAGCGAGTGATGGATTAACTAATTTTAAAATATTTCTTAATAACTGCATATTTTCTTCATTAAAATAATGAAATGGATAACCTCCTTTCATTTCGTCCCTACCCCAATATGAGTCGACAAATAAATTACTTGAATATTTATTTTCACAAGCGGCAATTACCGCACTATTATTACCGTATTCATTTTTATCGTCAATAAAAATTTTCATAAACTCCTCTTCGGTAAAACGTAGCTCAACCAAAGATTTACCTCTATTTTTAGCAACTTTGATTATTTTAACAACATTGTCATCATCCGCCTCCCTAACAAACATAGGGTCAATATCCGAATCACGAAATTGTACAAGTGCCTGATATAATTCCATTAAAAACTTTTTATATAAATACTTGGATTACCAATAAACTATGTATATATTTGTAGAACGTTATTTGAAATATGGGGGTAACTTGGAATTGACTAGCATAGTTAATTACTCGGAGCATGTCGAGGCTGAACTAACCTTGTAAAACTGGTTCACACGATAAACGGCAACGTTATCAACAAACTCTCTGCAGTTGGTCTTATCCGTACTGAAGAGAACATTTCAGTAGCCTAATCTAGGATTGGGATACAAAACGGGTCGGTAAGCATATAACCTTGGAACAGAAGCTCGTACTGTGGTGTGGTTTCTACCCTAAAAGAAACACAACTCGTTTGTGGTTTTGAGAGCTCAAAAACCAATATTTCGGAACATTGAGAATCGATGTTGACCTAAACATGTAGGGCTTAGTAGTTAAGATGAGTAGGAAGGGGTTCGACTCCCCATACCTCCACCAAATTA